GGCATCGCGGCTCATCCATGAGCGGTGGTGCCAGAAGTGTAGTTCGCGTCAGCGGATGAGCCAGCCCATGACGATCAGGCCGAGAAACAGCCAGATCACCCCGCCGATGATCGAGCCGCGCAGCAGTGAACGAGCGCCGCCGAACAAGAACAGCAGACCGATGATCAGCAGGATGATGCTGAAAATCGACACGTCCATGCCAATGGCCCTGGCCATACCCTGGAGAAAGTCGTCGATGGCGTCGGCCATGGCGCCCAGCACGCCGGACAGCAACATCGCGCCAGACCCGACCCGGCAGCTGCGGAAGACCACGGGCTACTACGCCTACAATGTGTGGCCGATCCCCGACCAGGACTACGACATCGACGTGTCGCTGCTTCGCCAGCCCAAGGAGCTGGTCAACGACAACGACCAGCTTCCGATCAAACAAGAGGCGTTCAGCGCCTACATGGAGCTGGCGCTGGCGTACATGAGCCGGCTGGACGGGGTAGACCAGAACAGCGAGGTCAAGCACCGAGCGCTGTACCGTCAGCTTGTTCGCCGGTTCCGGTCGCAGCACGGCGACAACAACGGCATCGTAGAGAACAAGGCATGGGGCGAGATTCGCCCGAGGTACCGCTACGGCACATTCCAAGAAGGCTGATGTGTGATACACTCAGCGCCGCATCCAAGGAGCAACCATGGCATCTGCACCCCCTTCTTCTCCTCCCAAGGTCGGCGACGTCTTCTGTCGCGATGACGAACACATGGGCCGCTACGAGGCCATGGTCGTGTTCCGCAACGTGCGGGACGGCGGCCATTGGGACGCCATGCTGGTGACCAACGAGAACTTCTTCCCGCTGTCCTCGACGCGGTTCGTTCAGTCGGTCCACCACCACGACTGGCGGCCTGTCGGCTGGGTATGGGACGCGGACGCGTTCATGTTCGCCCCGCCCACCGTCAAGTGGAACCCCAAGACCAAGGCGTGGGACGAGGTGGCCGCCCCTGTGGTGGTGGATCTACTCCTCCTCCTGCAAATGGTTCTTATCCAATGGGTAATAATCAAAATGGTCGTGACATTGTAGAAGAAACTCGCCAACGTCAATTTCCTACATTTATTCCTCCCACTCCTGGTAGTAGCAATGTTGCTGGTGCTGTTGGCAATATGGGCGGAATGGCAATGAAACCTATTGGCGGCAGCATTCCTTTCACGCCTGCACAAGAGCAACAATTTCAAAATTGGCTGCAGAACAGTAGTGAAGGTAAACGCCTCCAAAATTTAAGGGAACGTTTAAATCAACAAAAAGGACAAGCTTCTGTTCCTGGCGCCCCAGGTAATTTAGGTGTGATGTTAGACGCAAATCAATTAAATGCCAGCATGTATGGCGGCCCCCAGATGGGACAGGCTCCAGATGGTTTTGTGAATAAATTTGTTTCCTAATGGCTCAGGATAATTCCAAATATACAAAGCCAGGCTTACGTGAACGTATTAAAAAACGCGTAACGGCTGGCTCCAAAGGTGGAAAGCCTGGTCAGTGGTCTGCGCGTAAAGCACAGCTCGTTGCTTCCGAGTACAAGAAAGCTGGTGGCGGGTACAAAGGCGGTGAAGGCAAGAGCCAAAAGTCTTTGAAGAAATGGGGCAAAGAAGATTGGCAAACCAAAGATCAATATGAGAAAGCAGCAAAAGTTGCTAAGAAACATAAGGAGAATAAATCATGAGATTAGCGGGACGTTACTTAAATGCAGCTCAACAATTAGGAGATGCAGCAATTCTTTCGCGTTTAAGGCATCAGCAATTAAATAGAGCCACGGGTGAATTAACTTATTCAAATATCCAAGAATTAGCGAAACAAGCAAGAAATGAATTACAGTTGCAAATGAAAGAAGGTTTTATTCGGCAACAGTTTATTACTCCTAGAATGTTGTACGAAACAGCAGATAATATAATTAATTCAGTAAAGACATTACAAGATGACATGATTGGTATATAAATGACCGATAAAGCAATTCAAAAAAATGGTACGACTAAAAAGATCAATACGAGAAAGCAGCAAAAGCTGCCAAGAAACATAAGGAGAAAAAATAAATGAAACTAGCAGGCAAGTATTTAACAGGTTATACACCTGATTTTTTTCCAGATCAACAATTAATGCAGCAGTTGGCAAATCAAGCTGCCAATCCTCAGCTCAAAGAAGCTTTTTTGGATTTTCAATATCCGTTTAAATTACAAGATTTAAAATCAAGTGAATACTCTCCTGAAATTATTCAAACAGTCTTAACTGCCGTCACTGGAAAAACTAAATAATGGGAATATTACTTGCTTGGACACTAACCTGCTCTCAGTATCATGGAGCTATAAACCGTTTATATGCTGATCCGTTTTTTCAAGAACCCGCACACCATAAAGAGCGTAAAGAAATTCATGAATTATTTAAAACAAAAACATGGCCTGAGTGTTTAGAAACGGAAACTTGACAATGAGTAATTTATTTGAACAACTTCTTAATACTTACCGCAAGCTAGATAAAAAAGCAGGCGGTTGGTTACCCGGCGGCGGTACGGCTTCACCTCTAACTGCGGCGAGTCAAAAAGCTCAACGCGATTACAACGAGAAGATTCGTCGTCGTATTGAAATGCGAGATGCTCCCCCTGGAACCCCTGGACGCTTTGCTGGTGAAGGTCAGGTCATGAATGCACTTCGAGCAACTACATCAGCAGGGGCTAATCCAGTTGGCCTTGCATTTACAAATAAAAAAGATGTTGAAAAAGTTGCTTCTTATTACAAGGCACGTCCTGAACTTCAGAATCAATATGATTTAAATACCAATATGATGCTTCGGTACCTGTCAGGAACAGGTGCTGAAGGAATGAAAGTTAGCCCTGAAGTTGGTAAGCAGTTGTATGCAGACATTCAACAACAAGAAAAGTTGTTCCAAAATCCTGAGTATCGTCAATATCAAATTACCTCTCCCAACAACCCTGCATATATGAGAGAAAACATTCTTAGAGGTAATACACCTGTTTACTATGGTGGGTTGTCTGATTCGCCTGCACCTCATCAAGCTCAGCTTCCAACAGATATTGGAGAACGCTGGCAGTTAAGTAAATCACTTGGTTCGTTTTGGGCGCAGCCCCAGGCAGGTAGTCAAGGTCGCACAATTAATGAAAAGTATGATTTTGGGTATGCTCCTGAAAGTAAGGGAGGACTTAAGGGAGGAGCAGAATCTGCATTTATTCTTCCCACAAGTGCCGCAAATGTTGGGCGTCGTTTAGCTCAACAAGGATATGGTGCGCCTTTTGGATATTCAATGGATGTTCAACCTAGTGGGAAGGTGACTGTTTATGGCCGATAAAGCAATTCAAAAAGACGGTACGACTAAACGTTATCTACCAAAGAAAGCATGGGCTGCTCTTTCTAAAAAAGAAAGAGAAGATACCGATGCGAAAAAACGAGCTGGTAGCCGTAAAGGAAAACAATTTGTACCAAATACGGAAGCTGCAAAAAAAGCAGGTAAAGCGGCAAGAGCTGCTAAAATGCATAAAGATAAGGGAAGTAAGGGTTAATGGCTGCTGGAAGTGCTGTAGGTCGGTTAAAAGAAATCGTTGATTCGTATTTGAATCGTGATGGAGGCCAGCAGATTGACACTGGCATTGTGGCTAGTCATTTAGCTCAGATGCGTTTGTTTGGCATCCGACAAGGTGTTGAATTTTTTCCGGCACAAGATAACTTTGGTGCGCAACGCAAAGATTTTATTGATCGTGTTGTCAAATACAATGAACTTGGTACCAGGCTAGATAGCATCTGGGATTACTTTTTGTGTGATGGGCAAGGTCTTTTTTATGTACGTCCTACCAAAAATAACTATCGGCTTTATTACTTTCGTCGCCACGAATATCGCACCTATTACAACATTGATGGCGAGCTGGATGAAGTTGTAATCATCTATAGCTATAAGGTCCGCAAGGGTATGGGATTCCAGCAAGATCTGGATATGTCTGCCCCTGGCCCCGAAGGCGCTAATTATTTGGGTGGTGGCAATAACTCCAAGCGTTATATTCGACTATCAATTAAACGTAAAACAATTGAAGAGACTCATTCAGAAGGTGAGATCTCTTTTGATACACAGTATCAAGCCATCACTGGTAAGACACAGACGTTTGAAAATAGCCTTGGCTTTATTCCTTGCGTAGAAATTTTCAATAATCCCAAGGGTTTTTCTCACGAGGGCTCTGGTGAATTTGATGCTCTTGCTAATCACATTGTCACGCATGACGATATGATTCGCACCATGCGTAAGAACGTTACTTTCTTTGGTAATCCTACGCTTCTTTCTTCCAGGCCAAAAACGGATCTGATGGAATCAGGGGATGATGCCGTAGTCCAACGGCCATCTATTGCAGCCAATTCAGGTTTCCGTGGCATGGGCACTGGCATGAGTGCATCCATGTTTAAAGCAGATCCGGTTAGTCGTGGAGTAGACGGACAGATTCGTGTCCCTCGTGTTATTGCAAACCTGGAACCAAATGATCGAGTAGGTTATATTGTTCCTGATGCAATCACTGGCGATCAAAACTCTTTTGCTCGTCAATATCGAGAAGAAATCCGCACTGCACTTGGTGGTGTTGATGAACTCTCAATTTCTGCAGGTGTAACTGCGACTGAATACAAATCATTATTTGGTCGTGTTTCAGCTACCTCTAAAAAGAAAGCTGAAGCAATTTACACCTACGGCATTGCTCGTTGTTTAGAACTGATTATTTTCCAGGAAGAACGGTTATTCCGTGATTCTTTGGCAGCAGCAGCTGGCCTGGAAAAACCCTTAGATCTTCCTGAAACATCTTCATCAGAAGATCAAGCTCTTTATATCCAGGCAATGGAGATGTATGAGGAGCAAGTCAAACGTTTAATGATGGCTTGCGTTGAGACTCAGCAAATTCCACCTGGAGTTGTTGGTTTGATTCCAGATGGAGATGTCACTATTCAGTGGCGTTGGTTGGGACCTGTTTACGAAGACACCACTCAAGATATTTTGAACAACTCAATTGTTGTTCGAAATCTGCAAGAATTAGGTGTTGATAGCATTGAGGCACTGAAATACCTCTTCCCTTCTAAAACGGACGAGGAACGAGCCGAGATGCTATCTGGGTTCCCATTCAGGATGGTGAATGAACTGCAGGGTGCATATTCTCAGTTTGCTCGCCTTGTGGGGGGAATGATGCAGACCCCTCACCCGCAGTCTCCTGATTTACCAATGGCTGCGGATCCCAGACTGGATTTAACCCCATATCTGTATCGAACATTAGAAGCCTTACAAAAGGAGATGAGTTATGCAGGACGCTACCGTCCAATCGATCCCACAGACGAGCCCAGCACCTCAGGCGGTCGCTCCGAGCAACTACGTGGCAGCTCCGGCTCCCCAAGCTCCAGCACCCCAGGTGGCCCAAGCTCCGGTGGCTACGAGTTACCAGCAGGCACCTCAGGCGGCCCCCAATTACCAATCCGCCCCGTCTCAATACGCCCCCCAGTCCCAACCGGCGGCCCCTCAGGCTCCGAATCCCTGGGAGTCGGCATTCAACAAAGTGGTGGGGGTCCTGAGCGCACCAGTCCAATCCCCGTTCCCGGCTCAACAGTCAGCGACTCAAGCAGCACCTACCCCGGCCAATTATCAACAGGCACCAGCTCCCCAAGCTATGCCTCAATCGGATCGGCTGACTTGGTCGCCCAACCAGGAATTATCGCCCAATTATTCCCAAACTTCGCTGAATCCCTCATTGGAGGCGGCAGCCCTGGACCGTCAGGTGGCCGATCATTACAACCTAAGCGAGGAAACTCGTCAGGTAATCGACGCGTACGGGGTGGAAGCACCCGCGATTCTGAATCAGTACGCTCTAAACCTGGAAGGAATGCTCGACAGCGCAGTTGAGTGGGGCACCCGCGCAAGTAACCTGATTGAAGGTTATGCCAACTTTGCTGTTAATGAGCGTCAGGAAAACCTCGCTTATAACGAGATCCTGACTAATCCTGACACTTTGTCTGATTACACTCTGAAGTTCTTCGGTCCCGAAGGTCCGTATCCTGTGTACGAATCTGAAACCGAATTAGAGACCCGTGGTTATCCCACCCAACAAATGGAAGCGGATTACCAGGGCATGATTCCTGGTATGCAAATGCCTGCTCCCCCGACTGCCGAAGCACCTCAACAGCCCGGCGACTTCTGGGGCAGCTTTAGCAACCAAATGGATTCCAATCCTGCCGAGGCATGGCGTCTTCTCAACAACGCTCAGCCTCAAACTGTTGCAAACAAACTGTTTGTGATGGAGTGATTTTAGTTCGCCGTTAACAATAAGTTAGCGGCTGCTAAAATTTATTCAGATAAGACATTTTGATGATGTCTAAATCTTTCACCAAATAAGAAATTCGACAACACTGGAGGATAAACCAAAGTGTTTATTGATAATGATTTCCCCAAGATTCTTGGGGCAGAGCTTTACCGTCCCCACCCTGCTTATATTGCCGAAATGGCAACTGAGCCTGTGGTGGTCCATGACTTCACTCGTCAACCCGGTCAGACCGTTCAGTTAGATCGCTACAAGTTCTGGGGTTCCCCTGGTACTAAGGATGCTCGTGAGCGTGTGTCCGACCAGACCATTGGTACCGCCAACAGCCGCAACATCACCAAGGAGAAAGTCCTGGTGGTGCTTAAGGAATACACCGGTCCTGCAGACCCGGGTGATCCCACTCAGCCTTCGACTTTCAAGATTGCTCGTGAAACCCTGGTTACCGCTCAGCGCCTGCTGCTGGACACCGGCAACCTGAATATGTTCCACCAGAGCATCGGTTCTCTGACCCTGCTTGATGACTATCGTCGTTGGCGCGACCGCGTGTTCATTGACGAACTCGCTAAAGCCGAAGCTCAAGGTGCTGCTTCTTCTTCCCAGGGTGGCTACTACTTCCCTGCTGGCAAGGAAAAGAATTCTTCTGGCCAGATCTCCTACACCCCTGCTGAGTATACCGCACAGGTTCAGCAGTTCTCTGTTCGTACCGACCTTCTGAATGTCGTTAAGGATCTGCGTAAGCGCAACGTTCCTACCTTCGCTGATGGTCTGTATCGCTGCATCTGCGATCCTACCTTCATGATGCATCTGCGTCGTGATCCTGACTTCCGCGAGATTGCTCGTTACGCAGGTGTTCCTGGTCAAGGCATGTACATGGGTAATCCCATGATGCCTAACAACACCAGCTTCTACATGGGTCCCCAGGCTGGTCAGGCCTACTTCCTGGCTGGTGAGCCTGTGATGCCGACTGGTGTTCAGTTCGAAGGTGTGAAGTTCTACGAGTCCACCAACTTCCCCACCAAGAACATCAGCGCTTCCTTCGACGACGGTTCTACCTACGGTTCGCAGGAAATTGCTCAAGGCTTCTTCTTCGGTCCTCAGTCCATCGGTGTTGGCATCGGCGGTCCTAACGCTCAGGTGCTTATTAACAACAACGATGACTTCAGCCGTTTCATCATCCTCATCTGGCAACTGTACGCTGGCTTCGAGATCCTGAACAAGGACTTCGTGACCAATGCATTCAGCTTCGTCTCTGATGACGGTGTGGTCTGATTTAGATAAAAAATAAACTTATTTCTGGAGAGATAAATGACTTACTTGTCCGCTAAGAAAATCTACCCCGGTAACTGGGCAGAGCCTCTGAACGGTTGGTACCGCAACATTGATAGCAATGATGACGGCACTAACAACGCTTCTAACGGTGGTCCTACCTCCGTGCTCGCCACTCCTGGTTACCGTTATTTCCAGCAGCGCGGTTATGTGGCCGTCACCAATACTTCCGGTGATGGCCCTGTGAAAGAGGCATCTGTGATTGTGCCTTCTCCTTACCGCAATGATGACACCCGTACCGATATCACCGGTATGGTTGTCTCTGGTTCTCCTACTCTTCCCGCTTACGGCTACCGTGCCACCATTTCAGTCGCTTCTGGCTGGGGTGATGGTCGTGTTGCCTCTGGTGTGTACGCACACAGTGGCCACGTAATTTCCTTTGGCCGCTTAAATGGCAGCAATCCTACATCCGCTGCTGCTGATGCTGAAGGTGTCATTCAGGCAAACCTGAGTGGTGTCGATGGAACTGATGACTCAAATGACGAACAGTACATTGTTGGTGGTACTGCCGCATATAGCACCGTACCTCTTATCACTGCTACTGGTGCCGCTGGCGTTGGTGCTGGCAACGTTTATCACCAACTGACTGCAGCTACCACCTTTAAGGTCTTCTCGAAGACTGCTACAACCGCAACTGTTACCGGAGCTACCGGTGGCTGGTACATTTCCTCTGGCGATGCTGCTGCAGGACGTGTTGGTTACCTCGTGACCGAAATTTGCTACATCCAACCTGATGAAGCACCTGGTTACGAAGACATCGAAGGTTATTTAACTGGTCGCACAGTTAGCTGATTAATGTAAACTAG